CTTCAACCATGTTTTCAAACGCATTCTTTAGTGCGTCTTCAGTTTCTGACTCCCATTCATCCAAATCTTCAGTTTCTTTAGTTTCTTCACTTTCAGTTTCTTCACTTTCAGTTTGTTCTGTTCCAGTTTCTTCTGAGTCAGTCACTTGTTCTTCAGTTTCTTCACTTTCAGTTTGTTCTGTTCCAGTTTCTTCTGAGTCAGTCACTTGTTCCTCAGTTTCTTCTGAGTCAGTCACTTGTTCTTCAGTTTCTTGTTCTTCATCATCTGAAATTGAATTTTCTGATTCTTGTGATTCTACCTGTGTTTTCCTGCCATCATTTTCGTCTTTGTCTTGACGTTTATCAAGATCTTCATTCTTTTCAGCAAAGAACTGTTTAATTTTTTCACATACATTCTGCACATCTTCAAAACTAGTGGTCAGGAAACACATATCTACCAGCTTCTGCTCCTCTGGCGTGAATGGGATGTCTAAATCCATCGTGTCACGCATTTTAGCGTACACGTTAAGACGATCTAAGAAATGTGCTGTTTTCAGCTTTGTTTCGTCTGTGCCAAAAAAGTTCTCATTCCAAAGGTACTCATACATTTCCTTCATGTACTCTGCTGAACCTTTGAATTTTCTTTTGATTAAACGCTCAATACGCACATCTTCAACAATGTTGATCAATGCCGTTACCTTTTCAATTGCCGGTGTATGCAGTGCGTGTGAAATTTCGTGTGCATTAAATCCATAAAGTACAGCTTCTGGGGCTGTTTTTGCAAAATTAGGAAGCCTCAAGATTCTGCTGGTAGGATTGAAAGCTGCTGTCTTTGAATTATCAAATACGACATTTATATTTTCATTTGCCATGATCTTGGCTAATGCCGCCGCGCGTCTTTCTACGTCTTGGTTTTTCTTTTTCATAATTAACTCCGTCAACTCACTTACTCACTCAATATATGAAATCTAGCACATATAGATCATGCCGTCAACAAAAGATTTTCCTATACAAAACAACGTCAAGGATATGCTTCATGTTGTAACCTTCCCGATTTAAGTAAAATAGGATAGATTTCCTATCAGAACATAGTTCAGGGTTTAGGTGACACCATGTTGCTTCTGGGATATAATTCATTAACTCTTGCCACACCTTCTGATGGACGGTGCTGGTTTCTGTATTCTCGGCGAAATCAACCAACCACTCGTATGTTTTTAAATTTGAGTTCTGACGCATTTTTATTTCCTTCCGCATGTACGGGTCATTAATAACGTAAAAACGTCACAGCATTTGAATCGTGCGTTCCTACGGCATGTTTTGGTGGTGGACTAGCACCCAGTTTCTTTGACGTGGGTTCTATAGTGAATCTAGAAACACCAATTGGCTAGGGCTTACTATATTTTTATCTATCTTAGCAGTCACTTTCTCAATCATCTTTTTAATCAATTTCATAATCATCTCCTTCACTCAATAACTGAACTCTAGCACATCTAGATCATGGTGTCAAGCATTAAGAACTTATCTGTCTGCCAAACGCACAAATACATCTTTGTTTTCCTCGAGCAAATCATACAACCGTGCGCGGCATCTCTCTTCCCATGCTTCTGGTGTCATGCTTGCGCGGACCTTCTGCTCATTTTCTACGTGAACGTTCTTGATTTGAATTGCCATAATTAACTCCTTATTCCCACTCAATGACTGAACTCTAGCACATCTAGATTATTGTGTCAAGCACTTTCTGTCAATACTGAGAAATTATCTTTCAATTTGTATTCTAGACACCTTGAAAATGCATCCGTTTCGGAAATAGATGTGTCGTGAGAAATGATGAAAATATTATTGTTCTCACTTGTCTCCTCAATAATACGCATAAAAGCATCAGTACCTTCTGCATCAAGGGAGGAAGACCCGATTTCATCAAGGACGAGAAGATTACAGGATGCTGAGTTTCTCAATCGCGCCAGTTCACGCCATGAAAACAACAAGGCTAGATCTATGCGCATTTTTTGNCCTTCNGAGAAATTGGCATANGAAAAATGNTCACGNTANCTTGACTTCATGGTTTCATTNAATTCTTCNTCNAANGTAAACTCACANGGGAATTCTAATATCTCCAAGTATTTCCTGATCAGACTATTGATAGTAGGCAGGTAATTGTTTATGATAGTGGACTTGATGCCATTATCTTTAAGTAATGACGTGACAACCTTGTAATATTGGCTTGTGTCCGCTATATCCTCGCGATCTTTTCTCAAAGATTGCTGGTCATCCTCATGCTCTTTTATTTCTTTTCGGACTGCCAGCGTAGAATCAGCATCATCTTTTGTCGCCTTCAACTTTTGCACCACTTCACGTAGACGTTCAATGGATCCTTGTAACGTAGATACTTTTGTTTGGTTATTACTCACAGACATTTCTTGCTGGTGGATTGTTTGCTCAATTTCAGCAATCTCCGAAATCCGTTTGTCAAAGGATTCCATCTGTTGATTTGCAAGTTTGATTGCTTTCAACACTTGAGCAATCTTGCCCTCATTCACGCTGATAGAATTTTCTTTCTTTTCTTGTTGGATTGGTTGCCGACACGTAGGGCAATTGTCGTTTTCAGCAAAAAACTGAAGGTCCTTTTCTACACGCCGACGATTCTTGTTCATGTTTGATACAAGGACACCAAGTTCAGATTTGTTGTTTCGTACTACGCCAGCATCCTCAATTTTTGAAAGATTAACTCCAATTTCTTTTCTGGCTGTCACAATTTCATCGTTTAGGTCATCAATATCTTTTTGTAAACTTTCAATTCGCGACAGATTGTCGGCAATGTGGTCTTCTTTCTGGCGTTCCATTTCAGTCAGGTGTTTTTCTTTTAAAACAATATTGTTTGCCAACAATTTTAACTTCTGCTGAATTTCGTCATATCTGCCAGACAATACACCAGCACGTCCTTTTAGCAGTGTGTTCATGATGGAAAAAATTTGAATATCCAAGATCTCTTCAACAACCTTGCGTCTATCACCGGTATTGAGACGCATAAACGGGACAAAAGAAGTAGACCCCAAGAAAATGATTTGCTTGGCAGTAACGGCATTCATTTTCAACACACTATCTTCTAACCATGCCTGATAGTCTTTCATTGCAGCAGGCTGAGGTTTCAATTTCCCATCAACATAAATCTCAAACTTGTTGGGGCGCATACCTCGAATAATTTTGTACTGTGATTTTCCTATAGTGAAATCAAGTTCTACCTCAAGTTTCTTTGCGTTGATGGTATTAACCATCTGATCCTTTTTAAGTTTCCTATATGCAGTACCATACAAGGCGTAAAATATAGCATCAATAATGCCAGATGATTTGCCTGTTCCATTCGTGCCAGTAATTACAGTGACGGGAGCCTTATCAATTTGAATGGTGACAGGAACATTTCCTACAGACATAAAGTTCCGATATTTGATTCTGTTGAAAACTATCAATTCTCTCTCCCTAAGGTGATTGCTTCGGAATACAAGTTTTGTATCAGTTCATCCATAGTTTTAGGATCTAGCCCTTCATTCTCTGCCGTTGCTTTGGCTGATTGTGTCAAAACGACAAAAGTGTCCAATGTTTCTAACTGTTCTTCATCAACACCATGCAACACAGTCACATCTGAATCCACCACGCTCATGTCCACCGGGTTCTGATCATTGATTTTTGACAAGAACCACTCATACTTACCATTGTCCGTTTTATCCTGCACAATCACTTTCACAATTGTTCCTGTCAGACACGAAAAGTCATAGTCAGTATAGTCAATATCTGAAGAATAAAACGCCTTAATGAACATTCTATATGGATTCTCGAAGAATGTCAAGGAACGATCTTCTGTGTCTAGAATGTGAAATCCTTTGGGATCGTTGTAGTCTGCCCACGTCATTTCATAAGGCGTGCCTACATAAGTTATATTCTTCTGCGCTGACTTGTGGTGATAATGCCCAGATATTGTCAAATCATAGTCTTGAAACAAGTCACTCACCAAGCCACCATGACCTGCCACGCCAGGATACATTTCAAACCCACAGATTTCAAAGTGTCCCACGCAAACTTGTGCTGTGCTTTTGCGTATGAAGTCAATAGATTGTTCGGAGTTGTTTTTATTCAACCACGGAATAAAATCTATGTAGCAACCTTCAAAAGGGACAGATGTAGGTTCATTGTATATTTTCACATGAGACATCCAGGAAAACAGTTCAGTCATAGAATTAACTTCGTTGCTGTTCCTATAATAAATGTCATGGTTGCCTGGGATGATGTGTAATGTGCAACCAAGCTTCCCTAATTTTCCCATGAAGTCTGTTGATATCTTGTTCAGTGTTCTGTAATTGACGCCTTTGCGCTTGTCCATCAAATCACCAGTCTGAATAACGTCAGTGATATTGTGTTCTTTGATATATGGAAAAACCACATTATCAAAAAACTTGAAGAAGAAATCTGAGAAGAACTCAGAGTCGTTGCGGATACCCAAGTGTGTATCACCAAGAATCAGGATTTTCATTTATTGGGTGTCTTTGTCACATCAATGGTATTTTCTTTCTTTTTTGCTCGCTTCCTTGTTATTTTTGTAGGCACATCTTCTAATTCCACGTCATAAAAGTCACGCATGAAGTCACGATAGGAATTATGAAAATCGTTGTCGGAATCTTGTATCTGGTTTGATGATTCAGCGCCCATGCCGAGAACACCTGCCTGCTGAACAAACCGAACCTTGGTACAGAACTGTTTCTTTTCTTTTTGAATTCTGCGGAGGAATGCATAGTAACATATTTGCGTGTAATATGCAAAGGGGTTGCTGCTTTTCTCAGGATCAAAATTCCGAATATACATCAAGCAATTTTCTAATGCATCGCTGATCATTTCATCTCTATATGTGTAATTGATGAAATTAGGTCGATATGAAAGTCTTTCGGCTATCAGCATCAGCTTCTTGGCAATGCATACAGGAACTTGAGGGTATTCCTCACCAGCTTCTTCTGCTGCCTTGCAATCTTTCTTAAAATCTATCATCTCCGCAAGAAATTCTTTATTGGAGACGTAGTGTTTCGATTTTGATTTTGATTTTGCCATTTTTTGTGTTCTCCTTAATTAGGCAATCGTGCAATTTGCATTATACAATCATAACTCTACCACAGAAAGAAGTTCTTGTCAAGAAAAGAAAGCCACTGAAGATTACGCGGCTCCAGTGGCTTTCAACATTCACTTGCAGAATAGTGTCAAAAGCAAAACCCTACCATAAGCATTAAAAACGTCCCATTGCCATTTTGGTGCCTACGTGTGAATGAAGTTATTTATACACGTCTTGGGTAGCAAAAATTGCATTTGCATAAATAACATTGAAAGAAGAAAAACTGCTTGACAAAGGAATTTGTTTGTGGTAGAGTCAAGGTTTAAAACATTTGTATGAAGAAAACGCTTGACAGCCGCATAAATTTATGTTAGAGTCAAGCAAAAATATTACGCAGGATGATCAAAAGATCATTTTTTTATTATTTGCACGAGGCTGTCAAAAGCGGTTCGTGACGAGAACCAAGTTGCCCACACCGGTGGCTTGCGCATTACCAGATGATTTTTGTCGGCGCGTAACCGGATAAAGGCTGGTCGCTAAATCTTATAAGCCATAGGTGAAATTGATTTAGTGTGTTGGCATATTTTGTAATGAAATATGTCTCCCGCCCTAAGTCGGAAACTCTTTTTAAAACCATTTTAAAAATTCGATATGGGAGGGAACTGCCGAGGAGCTGATGGAAACAATAAGTCGAATCACTTTAGAACATCAAAGTGGCTCCAATTGACGGAATGGCACCTAGAAAAGTAACTAGGTCTGTCAGTGATGCGACTTGATTATAGAATAGTGAAAAACAACTAATCACCAGATAAGAAAACAATCCTTGAAAGCTACGTATGAGCGAAGCGAAAGACGTAGACTTTCAATCAGAGCGAAGCGAATGATTAAATGGTGAANAAATAATTACAATGTTGACAAAGAGCGNAGCGATGCAGTCAACTCAGATACCAAGTGATCAAACAAGTGAACATTATTTACAATGTTGACAAAGAGCGTAGCGATGCAGTCAACTCAGATACATAACCAATAAAATTAATTATTACACGGTTCCGACCACTGTGAAATAAATTTCCACTCATGAGTCACTGGAGTGTAACCATTTCAGGGGCTACGCCCCATCGCTCCGCTCAGGTTAGCTTTTCTTGACCATTTCTACACTAGATTACCACTAGTCCTCATCTAGAGTATAACCATTTCTTGACCATTTAATCATTCGCTGCGCTCATGATTGAAAGTCCACATGTTTCGCTTCGCTCAACACGTAGCTTTCACGGATTGTTTCTTCAATAAAGGATAGATGTACTCAACTAAAGGAATATTCCTACATTAGAATCCATAGGTCCCACTGTCAATAGTGATTAGTTGGTATCAATTTCGATTATAGATGGTGTTCCGCCGCGCCCGTTCGATTATAGCCGGCGTTCCGCAGAATTGCGTTTTAGATGGTGATGCGCTTTATTGTGAAGTCGAACTGTTCTTTGTAATAATAGTCTGCCCTTTCCATGAAGTGTTCGAGGGCATAATTTTTGTGCTTTTTGATTGATAGGTCATCTACAATATCATACAATGTAACTGCTGATTTTTCTGCATTGATACGTAGACCACGACCTATTGATTGAAGTGTTCTGATTTTAGACTTGGTGGGTGATGAAAATATCACCGTATGCAAATTTTTGATAGATACGCCAGTGCTGAAAACACCCACTGACCCTAATATGATAGAATCTTTTTCCTTTTCAATATTCTCACGTATTTTATTTCGTTCCTCACCACCCATGCTGCCAGTGACAAAATATACTTTGCGCTTGCTGTCAGGTCCTAATATTTTTTCGATTTGCTTTAGGATTGCTTTCCCGTGTTCGATATGGTTGAACATTAGCAGGCAGTTCTTTTTCTGCAATACAGCCAAACGTGCGCAAAATTTGTTTCTTCGTTCTAGTGTGAATAACCATTTAATTTCTTCCTGATATTTTGCCTTGCGCATCATTTTCTTTTCGTCATCATTATAGGTCAACATAAGTGCTTTGATAGACAACTCGGCTACTGTTTTATTGTCCATCAGTTTTCTGGTAGTAATTACCTTTTGCACTTTTCCTAACAGACCTTCAAGAACCAATTGTGAAGTTTTCATCCCATTCAGTGTGCCAGTAAACCCCAACTTGTATGAGCAGTTTGTCATCTTCTCAGCTATTCCTTTGATAGAATTGGCTGTTGCTTGATGTGCCTCATCTACAATCAGTGTGCCAAACTGCTGAAAATACGACTTAGACATCCGGAACAAACTTTGCCATGTTGAGATGTAGATTTGCTTTTCTGATGACTTTTCCTTACCTCCTATGATTTGATGAACATTGTCCTCACAAACCCAACCATTAGCGGTAGAATAATCCTTGAAATCACCCGTCATCTGCGCCACCAAACCAGTAGTAGGAACAAGAACAAGAATCTTCTTTTGTGAAATATTTTGAATTGCTCGACAGATACCATATATCATCAATGATTTACCAGATGAAGTAGGAGAAAGCATAAGTGCTCGTTTCTTTTTCAGAGCATGATAAATGGCAAACTGTTGATAGTCCCTAGGTGTGATTGACTTACCACCAGACTGTAAATTTAGAGATGTGACATAATTAGCAATATCATCAGGTGCTATGTCAGACTCTTCAAGAACGTCATCATCAATTGAGCAAGTGAAACCATTATTGTTCGCAAAGTCCTTTACATAGATAGCAAGACCAGTGTATAGTTCACGATTGCGCAGACGGAAAAGTTTGATTGTTCCGTCCCACTGTTTGTTTTTGAATGATGGCATGAATTTATAGCCTGGAACAAAAAACGTGAAGAACTCCGAAAGGCTGTAGGCGATATGGTTTTCACACTCAACCCAACAATATGAATCGTCGACCCTGTGAACTATTATTTCTGCTTTCATCATATTACCTTATGTATGTTTTATTACACACTCGAAATTTCTTATTGGTACAAATGTTGCTTTTAATGAAGGAAATCTGTGCCTAATGTGCAATAATTTATACATTAGTAGGCACCCGCTTGAAATTTCGACCATTCAACTATGTCCCGCACAAGAAATGACAACCCACCTATTTGTTTGATAACTGATTCTAAATATGCTGCCACTGATTTCTCGTACTCAAGTTTTAGGCGTACCTTCTGAACTTCATCGTCACCGTCAATGAGAATGTCTATTTCTGCTTTGTTCTTCAGTACAACATTAAAATCATTTCTATAGTACATATATTTTGCTCTGTAAAGCTTGTCGTGGTCTGCTTTTAATTTAACACACTTTAGCTGTACTTCCGTCAACATTTCTAGATACTTGTGGTGTAGCATAGGGATATGTGCAGCCGAATGATTTAAATTCTTTTCGTCAACCCGAACATCTCTTTTTACTTGTTCTTGTAAGTGCTGTAGATTCATAACGTAATCCTACCATAAATCTAGTAGAATGTCAAGACCTTTACACTACGTCAAATTGTGTATAGTTGAATGTTGCAGAACATACTTGTACATCTGTTCCTGCTTGGGTGCTGAACTGAATCTCACCTAACATTGTAGGAAATACACCTTCAAATCGAAATGATCGGAGAGGTGTGAGGTTGTTTGTTAAAATGTCCAAATGTGCATCAGATGTGATTGTTGAAAGACTACCTCCAGGATTCCTGCCTATTGTACGCATTTCCTGAATCCAATTTAAGATTTCTAAATAGCTGTTGAATTCTTCATCGACAATGAACTCAAGCGTAATAGGATCAAACTCTGCTTTATCACCTGGGATTTTAATATCATGATAGGGGGTCGGTTGAATCGTCACACCCATTGTAATCGTAGGAAGAGGGCAGGAAGTGACTTCATACGTCACATTAGGAATCCGACCAAATGAAAATTGATAGTTTCTTGTGTAAGCGTTGTTCTTTATTGTGGTAGGCATACTGGTATTTATGTCGGAAATTTAGGCAAAGGAAAAGGGGACCGAAGCCCCCTATCCTATTTTGGTTTGTCTTGGAACCTAACTTACAGGTTGTTTACCAAGAACTCACGATAATACTGATTGTTACCAGTGACAGTAGGATTAGTTACAAACGGATTGTAAGCAATACCATAACGCGACTTCATGCCGATGCGTGGCTGGAAGTCAGACTCACCAGTAGATTTCATCATCTGCAGCGGAACATACGGACAATAGAACATACCAGCATCATATACGTTAGCACCCTTGTAGCCGATGGTTACAAAGTCCTGTGCAGCATACGGATCGATATACAGTTTGAAGCGACCACCGAGGACACCAGCAAAGCTTGCGCCAACGAAATCCTGATTCAATGGGTTCTTGTTGCCAATACCCATAGAAGTATCAAGTTTAGTGACCTGTTCCAAAGCTGCTGCAATCATTGGCGAACAAATAACAGTGTTACCTACGCCACGACGTGTTTCCTGAGCAATGGTAGTAGATTCACGAACAAGCTGCAAATACAGCATCTTGTACTTTTCAACTTCCCAACGTGCGGAACCAACGGAAATACCGTTCATGTCAAAAATACCAGTGTTAGCCAGATTCGATGCAGCATCTAGTGCCAACGGATCAAATACGCCAGTTGTCTGATTGATCTTGCCTGCGCCAGTAAAACCGTTGCCATTAGCAACACCTGCAGTATGTTTTGCACCAAAGCGGATATGTGCAATTACTTCACGGTTGATTTCACCGACTACTTCACCGGACAAAATGTTTGACAGTTCTGCCTCAGCATCCAAGCCATGAATAGCCTTAAGATCCTGTGCCAGTTCGATGGTATATTTTGCTTTCAGTGCGCGAGAACCTGCTTCAACAGATACCTTGCTGATCTCAAAACTCATTTCTGGGAACGGATTAGCCTGTGCCACTGGTGTTACTGTACCAGCTACGGCTGCTTCTGTTACCTGAGAACCAGCACCAAGAACTTCGCCTGCTGCTGTAGTATCAGCGTTACCTGTAGTGTTTGTGCCACTCAAGTTACCGGAAGTCTGAGGATTCGGTGCAGTCAAACCAAACGCTTCTACGCCTGTTGCTGTTGCGCCATAGTGTGCCTTCATTGCAAAGATCAAGCCAGTAGGACCGGACATTGGCTGTACGCCTACGAGATCATGAGCAACCAAAGATGGCATGGTGCGTCGAACCATTGAAATCAACACCGGGTCATAAGTACCGTGTGCTGCGCCTGTTGCGCCAAAACCAGTCGATGTCGTGGTTGCTTCGTTTACTGTGTTCTCAAGAACACGAATGGTAGTGTTACGGATGGCAGTGTCTTCGATAGGTGCAACACCTTCTGCCATAATAACATCATCCCACTTTTGTTTTACTTCTTCTGACAATAGTGCCTTCGTCATTTTTTAAAACTCCTTAAGATAGTGTTTATTAAATTGCTTGTAAATTATTTAGCAAAATAAAGTTTTTGCTACGTCTTTTATCAAGATTTCTTGTTTAGCAGGCGAATTGCTTCTGCCATCTGATCTGCCGAAACAATATCAGTTTCTGTTTCGTCTACTGCGCCAGTGTCCTCGTCCAATTTGTGTGAGGAACCAGACTCGGGGTTAAAGTATGATTCTTTCAGTGTATTTACTTTAGACACATATTCTTCAATGTCGTCAGCTTCTACACTTTCAGCCAGATCAAGCAACTTTTCTTTCTGCGTGTCTGCCATACTTTCAGTCATCTGAACAAATGCAATTGCCTTCTCAGCTTCAAAAACTTCTTTCTTGGCTGTCATGCTTGATTCCATTTCTTCATCTAACTTAGCTTCCAAAGATTCAACCTTATCAGCCAAACCTTCAACAATATCCCAGCGCTCTTCAGGAGCCTGAATATAGTGTTCTTTCAGCAAATCAGCAATTCCTTCAGCAAAGGATTCGTTCATGTCAGCCTTGAGTCCTTCCTCAATGGCAATTTCATTATCTTCCATCCATTCAGAAACAACGTGGTCTAAATAACCATCAACCTTCTCTACCAATTCTTCCTTGGCATCAACCAGTTTTGCTTCGTATGCTTCATCAAGCGCAACTTTTTCTGCTTTAACGCGTGAGGTCACGGCTGCTTCAAAAATTGTTTTTGCTTTTTC